CTGTCAATCTAAAATGAGACTCAACTTGGGCACCACGGCAAGTGCATAGGGGGCTTCCCTTTCCGACCCAAACCTCAAGTTTGGAATCGAAGGTGCATAGCATATCACAGTTCTCATTTCTTGTCCAATCCTTAAGATAATTCCTGACCAGCACTTCGGTGTCAGAGAATTGAACGAGGTCGTGATAGCGCTCACGATAGATCCTACCGTCGTGCACATACTTCTGCACAACGTGGATAAATCCATCCTGAGTTAGGTCGTATGTGAGTTGAACGTGAGAGTATTTTGTGGGTTGCGACTGCGCCTGTTTAATGTTGTCATACTCTCCGATGAGCCAATCAATCATCACTCTCCATTATAAGTTCAATAAGATATTCAAAAGAAAAGGGGTCCGAAGACCCCTGAATTTAACTGAATGAGATCGTGTCCGTACTCGCTCCTCCAGGGAGATGTGTATCTCCGAAGGTGATTACATCTTGCCCAACAGAAAAATTATATTCTACTGGTTGTGCAGCATAGGGACCTTCAATATCAAACTTGATATGGTCATCTCCAGAGGGAGTGTTATAGAACTCTGCACCAAGTGCAGAAAACTTTGGTGCCTCTGGTTCTTTGTGCTTGTGATTATCCGAAATGTGACGGAGACCTAAGTAGTGACGCCACAGTTCAGAGAGAACGTTGGTGTCTTCGTTGTCATTGAGTGCAGAGATGACTGCTGATTTAGCAGACTCTGCAGCCGTGTGATAAGCAGTGCAAGTCATCGTTGTTGGAGATAGCAATAGTGGAACTTCTTACGGTTCTCGTGGGTGAGTAAAAACTCTTCAAGTTTGAAATCAGTTTCCTGATTTTGCATAGTGATAATGCGTTGCTGTGCAGCGCGACTGGCTTTAACAACCCAGGACATTAGAATACTCCACTTTCAATAAGGTCAGCTTCAACAGAATCGAGAATGACATTGTAGTCATCTTCGGGATCATCATACAATTGGACGCCACGGTCTTCGTAGTAACGAATTAGTTTCTGATAGAGACGTGGATACTCTTCATCGAGAGTAACGTCGCCAGAAACCGCAGCGGTCAACTTACTAAGATCAGATTTGAACTTAGTAGTCAGCGAAGATTTACGAACCGACATTGTTTTGCGTTGAACTCTAGTAGTATAAGGGAAAGGGCGTCCTCTGTCAAGAAAACCCTTCTTATAATTTATCAGCAACCGTCATCGTGGTTGCAGTAGAGATTATACAACTCCTCATCCCCTGTCTCCTGTATCTCTTGGCACAGTTTGTTCACTGGCACAGCCATAACACCTCTACCATCAGGTTGTCGGATAAGAAACTCTTCCCCTGCTTCGATCCTATCCATATAGGTATCGAAGTCTTTCTCGAAATCTGTTACTGATACTTCAATCATTCATTAGTGCCGCCCAGTCGGCATTAAACTGCTCCAACCCTTTGTCGGTTAGAATATGATTATACATTGAATCGAAGACTTTCAGTGGCAATGTACATACACTCGCACCGTTGTACCAGGAGCGAACAGCACGAGGAACAGTGCGGATAGATGCAGCCAGCACTTCAGTCCGAACACCGTGGCGGCAGTAGATGTCAGCAATAGAACGAACCACCTCAAGACCAGCAATGCTCTGGTCATCCAGGCGACCAACAAACGGAGACACATAAGCAGCACCCGCTTTAGCAGCCAGGATCGCCTGTGCGGCGTTGAAGATCAAAGTCACGTTTACTTTAACGTCCTGCTCAGAGAGCACCTTACAGGCGAGCAGACCGTCCACTGTGCAGGGGACTTTGATTGTGATAGCAGGACCGATGCTGAGATAGTCTTCTGCCATAGCGAGCATCTCATCAGCAGTATCTCCAGATACCTCTGCAGAAATACTAGCCTTGGGATCATTGACAAAGATCTCTTGGATCTCTGAGATGACATTAACTGGATCTCTACCCTCTTTCTTCATCAGGGTAGGATTGGTAGTCACACCGTCGATCAGACCTGTGTAATACCTTTTTCTAATTTCTTCTACGTCAGATGTGTCAAGGAAGATTTTCATTGTGAGTCCATTTGTACCATAAATTACCAGTTACTTTCCCGTCAGGGTCCCTACTTGTGCATATGCAATCAAATGCAGCACTCACTCTCACACCCTCTCCCTCATACGCTCGCACAGCGTGGGAAAGGTTCGGTGGGAATAATGTAAATAGCCCAAACTCGTTGGGTACATCTATTTTTTGCCCACCTAAGATATATGTAGTAGCAGTAGGAATTTCAGCACCCAAAAAGATATTACCTGATACACTTTGTGGGTTGGTATCGTAGGTAGGAGGGATGCCGAAATGACGGTGCGGGTAGATTTTGTTGTTAAGACGCAGGATATTACCCCACGAATTACACATAATTATATCACCATTTTGTAGTGATAGGTAGTCTGCCACGATCTTTTTCACGAAAGGCAAACAATATGTGTACCAGTCCTCACTCTCCGAGAGCAGATTGTAGTAAGGCATCTTACCAGTAATCTGATCCTCTGGATAGTCATACTGGGACTCGCCAAGTCCTAAGATCTGTTCCTCTGATTGTAATAAGCTATCACGAAGAAGGGTAGCAGTCGGTCGATCTATTTCATACTGCTTAATCCCAAAGTCACCGAGTTTCAAAGTTGATCCTCCTAATTTTTCTTTGTCTCCTGTTCTCTTGGAACTGTCTATCCTGTTGAGATAGAATACCATTCTCACTAGAACTAATCTTATCCTGAGAGATAATCTCTACTTCAGACAAGTCTTGGGCTGTGATTGTAGAACCAGAAATGGTTGCCATATTAGGGCAACCACAGCAGTGGGTTTCGATAGTATAACTTGTAAGTTCTTTACCGCATTTCTTGCATCTAATTGTTATCATTTTTCCAAAGGAATGAGAAAGGACACTTGCTTTCTTCCTCTACATCGTCCTTGATCATACCCCAAGACTTACCTGGTAGCCAGTTCTTAATGCCTTGATTGAGTCTGAACTTTCGTTGGACTTCATTAGGTGGTTCAAAATCTTTCCACCGTTCGATATCATAACTATTGTCTTTACTTCCACGGAAGCGAACACAGTAGAGAGGAGTGCCCCTAGGGACTTTCACATCTGTAGCGTGGCAGCGATATGCACCATTGACAGAACGATACCATCTACCCAGAGGGATTTCTGCTGCAATCAATTCCATACCAGTCTTGTGATGCAATTCTGGTGCAGGAATCAACTCAATCCACAGATTCTTATTAGGTTTTTCTGGCCAAAACATCATACTCTGTGACCACTGGATGACCAGGAAGTCTCTGAATTGATATGGGTTGGAAGACTTCGCACTATCGTACGATTGAATCTTACCTTCTTGAATAAAGATGTAATCAGCAGCCTTGCTCCTGTCAAATGAAGAGTCATAGACAAGACCATCAGACTTTTGCCACTTAAAGTTGATGTCCATCTGATTGAACACAACAAATGTATTTGCCCAGTATTGTTTCCAGGCAGGACACTTGTAATAGGAATGATCCTTGTGCTGTTCTTTGGCGTAATCTATATATCGCTGAGGTGGAATGTAATACTCAGGGATGAATAGAGGGTGTGACAGGTCAGTCTGAGCAGGACTGTTAGTAGCCTTGATAGTCTGATAGTTGGGGTTGTAATAGATTTTTGTCATTTCCAGAACTTATAAGGACACTTGGATTCTTCATCTTTCTTGAAGAGATTCCAGGATATACCTGGTTGCCACTGCTTTAATGCTTGGTGTTGATTCAGCCTGACTTGCAACTCTCTAGGAGGATGTGGTTTCTCATAACGTTGGAAAGAATATGCATTGTTCTTACCACCCCTGAACCGAATTGTATAGAGAGGTGCACCACGCTTCAGTTTAAACTTAGATCCGTGTGCTTTGTATGCTGCATTAGCAGGGCGCATCCAGCGACTGAAAGGATATTCGTTAGCGATATACTCAAGACCAGTCTCGTGGAAAGTTTCAGGGTGTGCAGAAAGTTCACACCAGATGTTTTTCTCTTTCTTAGGCAGCCACATAAACAACAGTTGTGGCATTTGGAAGACCAAGTTACCTTTGTACGGAGTGCCAATGTAAGAACTACTCCAAACTTGTCCACCTCCTTCCATAATCTTACCTTCGTTAATCAGAATGTGATCACGGAAGCGACTATTCTGGAAGTTGGTCTTCTGAATCATCCCAGACTCTTTATCATATTCAATCTCCAGGTCTACTTGATTGAATACAACCCAACTGTTTGCCCAGTAACTCTTCCAAGCAGGGCAATCAAAGTAGCTATGACCTTCGTGCTTACCTTTTTCATAGTCAGTCATCCTCATAGGAGGAATGAAGGCGTGCTCAGAATGCAGAGGATGATCCCAGATGTCTGTGTTGTCTAAGGGATTCTGCTCGATGTACCCTACTGGTGCGTGATAGCAGGGAGCGTAGTAAATTTTAGTTGCCATCGTATCTAGTATTTCTGGATGATCCGTATGCCCTCAGATCAAGGGTATCGTCAGTGACTCTTTCAAATTTCATTGCGAACGTGAATCTGACTGTATCTGGGAAGACGGTGGCTCTGTGCCACTGGGAACCTTCAAAGCAAATTGCCCGATTAGGTAAAGGGAGAGAGCCGTATACGTGATCTTCAACCCAAAACTCAGTACATCCACCTTGATTACGCTCCCAGTTTAGATGTGGGTAGTATAGCACAGTATATCCATCAAGCCCATCAATAGGTACCACGTCAAAATGCCAACGTGGTACCTCTGAGGGAAAGAATACATTGATGTACATACGAACAAGATCAAATCCTTCCAGGACTTTGAACTCACCTCGTGCGACTTGTTCAAACTTCTGGTAGATCGGTTCGGATGCGGATACTTGTACGCTAGATCCAGATGGTTTAGCAGGATCATCATCGTACTCACCCCATCTAGCAGGAGCGTTCTGCGCATACAGATATGCTTTGCGATGTAACTCTGGAGGAAGAAAGTTATCTAGTGTGTATAATTCCATAACGGGTTAGGTAGGAGTCGAACCTACGACCGACGCTTTAGAAGAGCGCTGCTCTGTCCTCTGAGCTACTAACCCAAGTCCCAATCTTCCTGAGTAAGGGCGGGCATAAACACAACGTGCAGATCAGCAGCCTCGTCAAGGATGTCTTCCCACTCCTCAATCAAAGCAATGCAAGCTTGAGCATCGTTTGCCTCAGAGTGGGCGTGCAGACGGTCGATGATGTACTCTCGAATGTGTTCAATCTGACTGATCTGAGTCGCTTCCATAGTCTTTGCGGTAGTACCTGCCGAGTATATTGCTATTATAGTACGCAGGGGTCCCGTCGTCAAGAGTCTCGGTTAAGACATTGTTGAGAAAGAGCTGACGTGTTTCTTCAAAATTAACTCTTCCTTTTGTGGCTTGTACTGAAAGTATTTCTCTTTTGAAGAAGGCGTTATTTCCAACTCTACGGCGTTCCTCATTAAGTTCATCAGAACTTCCGTAGTATTTCTTCCAGTTGCTTTCACTTCTAACTCGCCTAGTTTTACCTCTAGGTTTTCGTAGTTGCCAAAAGTATTTTCTTCCAATGTAGGATTTACCATTGAGGAGATTAGTGATCCTGTAGACAAAACCGTACAGATCGTTAATATCCTCAGATAAGAAAGGGGATCCTTCAAACATCCAGGGGTTTTCATAGTCAGCCACATAATGAAGTATCGCTGGGATTATTTATTCCCAGGTGTCACCTCGTGTTTTAGATTTGAGGTACTTAAATTTGAGTGCAGAGAGACGCCAGGCATCAGCCAAACTCTTAGGTCCTTCTGTCAACACACGCATATCAGCACTGCTGAGATGAATTGTGTGATTGCGAAATAGATGTGCTTTCCAGTCTTCCATCAGTAAAGAATTGATTCGTACAAAGAGAAAACGTTGAGGATGATAGGATTTTTATCACCAGCGTGCTGCTCTGCTGTATTGCAGTAGTCCAACCATCGTAACGACGTCTTCAAAGGTTCTGGAAATTCTACACCACCCATAAACCGTATGGTTCTGTCGCGACCATCGGTATTGCAGAAGGTCCACACTATAAGTTCAGCGTCTTCTCCGATATTTTTTTGGACAATCTCCCTAGTAACTTGGAGATTGACACCGAAGAACTCGGTGCCGTAGATAGCGTGAAACAGACCAGCACGTTGTTCGTGCAGTGGTCTGCCGTGGTATTCCAATAGTTTGTATACACCGTGAAGGTGGTCGAACAGGCTCCTACCACGATCGTGGGGAACCTGTTCTGTCCCAATCTTCTTAAGAAAATTTATTTCACGGTCTAGACTCAAAGTTGGAAACCAGCAAACGTATCTTTCTTGACGTCTTGCTTGATACCACCGACCAAGTAAGACTCAACCTCAGTCTCCTGGGGTGCCACTTGCATACCTTTAGAGGTCAACCAGTGCTGTGTCCAGGGCAGGGGGTTGTTGCTGAGGGGTTGATCGTAAACAGGATGAATGCCAATGGATTTCATACGCTTGTTAGCGATCCATTCAACATACTTAGCAAGGAGTCTATCGTTGAGACCAAGGATGGATCCATCTTTGAAAAGATACTTAGCCCATTCCTTCTCTTCTTCGACGCACTTCTTGAACTGTGCGAGGGTGTTCTCTTTCTCCTCCTCAGCAATCTCCATCATCTCTGGGTCGTCCCCCTGTTGCCATTTTTTGATAATGTTTTGAGTGAGGACAAGATGCTGGCTTTCGTCTCTGGCGATGAGAGAGATAATTTTAGCGGATCCTTCCATAAGCTTGAGTTCAGCAAATGCGAAAGAGCACGCGAACGAGACATAAAATCGAATCCCTTCCAGGATGTTGACATTGATGACTGCACGATAGAGTTTACGCTTGAGGTCACGGAGTGTCCATTGTGATGTAGGGGAGTCTTTCCAGTCAGACTTCCAGAGGTTACCAGTGCCGTACTCTTGTGCGGCATTGATGAACTCATCATAAGCCATCGTGACGGATTCTGCGCGGTCCAGAATCTTACGATTATCTGTAATGTGCTCAAGGACCTCAGTGGGATCGCTATACACATTCTTAATAATGTAGGTGTAGGAGCGTGAATGGATCATCTCCATCATCTCCCACACCGTCATTGCAGACTCAAGTTCAGGTAGTGAACAGTAAGGCATAAAAGCCATCCCAGGACCACGCCCTTGTACAGAATCCAAGAGGATCTGGTACTTAAGATTGGAGGTGAAGATGTGCTTTTGAGCATCATTGAGTGTCTGATAATCAGACCTATCTTTCTGGAGGGAGACCTCTTCAGGTCTCCAGAAATAACTGAGTTGTTGTTGAGTGAGTTTCTCAAATACAGGATACTTTTGTTTGTCGTAACGTTGTACTCCTAAAGGTTTACCGAAGAACATCGGTTGCTTACTGTAATCATTCGCTTGCTGATTAAAAACTGTCATTCCTTCTACTTTAGATCGTGCAACTGTCACAGGGTTCGTCTCCTTCGGTGGCATAGATTTGTTCTAAGATATCCACATTCGACTTTTCAGTCGTATCATCATCAGTTTTGTTGTCGTAAGTGTTCTGATAGTACGAGGTCTTCCAGCCATACTTGTATGTCTTGAGAAGATCCTGCGCCATAACAGAGACAGGTACTTCGTTTCCTTCGTAATTCAACGGATTGTAAGACCAGTTACCACTGATTGCCTGATCAAAGAACTTCTGCATAATTGCTACAACTTTGATATACCCATCGTTGTCAGGCATATCCCAGAGCAATGTATAGTTGTTCTTAAGTGCGTTATATTGTGGTACGATCTGCTTCAGTACACCCTTCTTAGACTTCTTAACGGACAGATAGTCACGGGGTGGTTCGATTCCGTTGGTGGTCCCACAGACAACGCTGGAGGACTCCGATGGCATCTGCGCGGTCAGAGTTGAGTTGCGCAAGCCGTGGTTCCAGATCTCTTCCTTGAGGTCTTCCCAGGGCATCGTAAGCTCGAACTTCTGATCCTTATCATCTCGGCAAAATTCATCGATCTCTGTCTTATATGTATCGATCGGGAGAATTTTACGAGAGTACTTAGTCTGCTCAAATGCATCACAAGGACCATACTCCTTAGCAAGTTGCAGGCTAGATTCCAACAGGAAGAACTGGAACTTCTCAGACAGCAGGTGGACTGCCTTATGTGCCTGCCAGGAGTCATATTTGAATCCCAGTTTGGCAAGGTAATGTGCCAGTCCGATGTAACCAATGCCCAGAGAGCGTCTCTGACGGGTGCTATTTTCAGCAGCCTTAACAGGGTACTTCTGATAGTCCACAAGCACGTCCAGGGAGCGTACAGCGAGGTCACAGAGACGACGCAGGTGATCCCAGTTCTTCAGTTTGCTGAGGTTAACAGCAGAGAGAATACACAGGGCGATCTCACCTTGTCCATCGATGTGCTGCAGAGGATCAGTCGGAAGTGTGATCTCCTGACACAGATTACTCATCTTGATAGGGATATCAAAAGAAGAGTGCTCATTACAGTGGTCGATATTCATAATGTAGATACGACCAGTCTCAGCACGCTCCTTCAGGAGGGCTAAGAAGAGTTCCTGTGCATTAACTTCCTTACGAGGAATGCTGTCGTTTGCTTCTGCTTCGATATAGAGATTGTCAAAGTTCTCTGTACCAAACTCTTCGTAAACCTCAGGGATATCGTGAGGAGAGAACAGAGAGATCACCTCGTTATCGATGAAGCGCTGGTAGAACAGCTTAGAGATCTGAATACTATAGTCCAGTTTACGGACACGGTTGTCTTCAGTACCCTTATTGTTCTTCAGGACGAGGATGTCTTCGATTTCTTGGTGGAAGATTGGGAAGTGGACAGTCGCTGATCCACCTCTAATGCCATTTTGAGTGCAGCATCTGACAGTGCTTTCAAACTTTTTGAGGAACGGTACAACACCTGTGTGTTGAACTTCTCCGCCTCGGATTTTACTGTTGATGCCACGGATTCGACCTGCATTGATGCCAATTCCTGCCCTCTGTGCAACGTATTTGCCAATAGCCATATCACTGCTAAAGATGCTATCGAGGGTGTCATCAATATCAACAAGAACACAGCTTGCGTACTGCCTAATAGGTGTTCTAACTCCTCCCATAACTGGTGTTGGGAGGTTGAGTTGGTGTTTGGAGATTGCATCGTAGTAATCTTTGATGTACTTCATCCGTGTCTCTCGTGGATACACGCTGAAGATGGTTGCTGCAATCAAGATGTACATTTGCTGGGGAGATTCGTAAACCTCACCTGTACTTCTATCTTGTACTAAGTACTTATCTACGACTTGTCGTAAACCAGCATATGTAAACAATTCATCACGAG